TAACCATGATTCTTTCGGTTTTGTAAATGTTGATGATGAGATACAATCTATAGAGTGTGAACTTTCAACTGATGAATTAATTTGGCGTTATGTAGATTCAGTTAAACAACCAAACGATCTATATGAACTTTATCTTTATCCTAAACCTAAAGAAGAGTTAAACTTAAAAATGGAAGCATTACAAGACGTTTTATCTTACAGAGAAATGGCAGATTCAAATAAAAAACAGGAGTTGAATAAATTGCCATTAATAAATGATAACGTTAAAGAGATGTTGTCAAGAGATAGATTATTAGATGAATATTCTTCAGACATTTTACATGAGATAAACTCTGTATTCAATAACGCATTAAAAGAGGATTATTCAATCGAATTGAAAAAGGATGAACTCGATGATGCAGATGATAATTTAATAATTTACGTTTGTTTACCTGAAGAAAAAGTAAGTCTAGATGAAATGATGAACTTATGGAAAAGAATTTCAGTTAAAAGTGTTGATGTTGTTAAAGAAATAACAAAAAATTCACATGAATTCAAAGACATGCTTGAAAGAACCAATATAACTTTAAAAAGGTGTTAAATTATATGGTTTTTGATCCTCAACAATTACTTTCATTTGCCGATATACTGTATGAAGCTAAAGTTAGAAGTCTTCTTGAATAATCCGCAGGATTAACACGATTTGATGATTTAGAGGAATGATATAAATCTTTAAATTAAAATTGAAAGATGTTCGTAAATTTACTCTTTTTACATATCATACTTAACTTAACAGAATCGAGCATTTTTATCCGGATTTTTCACAACATTGATAATAATACTCATAATAATAATGATAAAAAAAAATATAGAATGGAGGAATAATAATAATGGTAAATAAAGGAAAAATATCAACCTACACATCAGACATAGCCCTAATAATTATGGGCAGTGCCGGGATAAGCGTAGCAACACAGGACAGAGTCCTTCAAATAATGGGAATGGCAATAATATTAATTTTAGCTTATCTTGATGTTAAATACCCTGAAATAGCAGGGAAGGTACAGGAATTTGAGGATGAACTGCCAGATCCTGATGAAGACGAAACAGCTTAAATATGATCTCTAAACCTGTAATAATCATTTAATCTTTACTATTTTTTTTCCTATTTTTTCAGATGGTGAGTAAGTCCTTCTGAAAGGATGATGTCCACGTAGGTGGAATGGGAGCGAGTAGGAAAAGGGTTCACCATCTAAAAAAATAGAAAAATATAGAAAAAAAATAGTTATCTAAATTTATTATAATATTAACCCAAATATACAATAAAACCCCAAAATCAGTGACCACCCATGCCACCAAACACACACAAAACCTACACCTACCTCCATGAATGCGCAAAAGGTGATGACATAAAAAAAATACAAGAAGACATACACCGCATTAAACAAAACAACGAACACCAAAACAGACACATAACAAAAATAGAAAACAGCCTAATCGATATAAAAACATTCATGGGCATAAAAAATATGACAAATGGACAGATCAAAGAAAGGATGGATATAATCGGGGAAAAAGCAGAAAAAGAAGATAAAGAACTTGAGAGATGGTTAATCCATCATGAAAAACGATTACAAAATGCTGAAAAAACCAATAATTATAATAAAATATTAGTTGCATTGAACGGACTTTTCATAATGATAATACTGGGTATATTTGCCTATATTAAATTTGGATGAATTTTAATATGATATCTTATATTATACCACTATTGTTAGTGATAATAATTGTTTTAACAATATTAAATTTGTTGAAACATGACCCTGAAATGAACAAATAAGAAGTTCTAAAAAAAAAAGAAATTGGTTGCTTATGATAAATAAATACCAAATAATATGTGAATGTGGGTATAGGGAAATAAGAATATCTACTGTTAAATTAGATGAAAGTTTAATACTGCCTTTTAGTGATATTTGCCCTGTTTGTGGATGTTTAAACATGCGAAGAGTGGAAAGGATTGATGATTTTAATGATGAAATTTTCACCCACTAAAAAAAAACCCTTTTTTTTTTATAATTATCAACAACCTCTTTCAACAACCTCTTTAAACTTTTAAAATAACTCTTTTTTCGAAATAAGTTATTTAACCATTTTTTTTTGGATATATCACCAACTTCTATCACCAACTTCTATTTTTTAATTAGGTTTTTCCGATTCCAAAACCATTTTTCCATAGAAAAACCCAATTCCAAAAAACAGTTTTTCCACAGAAAACCTTTAAACAAAAATGGTTTTTCCCCCCAAAAAACACATAGATACATATACACCAAAACATATAAAAACATATAACTCATGGGGGTGTATCTTTTAATCAATCCCCGCCCTTGTTTTTATACCTTTCATACTCCGTCTTAATCAATACACAAAGCATATTACTACGGCTACGCATATCAGCCTCACATAACTCATCAAACATATCCACAAACTCTTTATCAATAGTGCAGTGGATAACACCTTTACCTTCACGACTCATAAATTCACACTCCTATAATTATTTGACATGAATTGTTTAAATAAAACACGAAAAATGACACGTAAAATTTATCATTTTTATTGTAATAATAATTCCTACCTACCAAATAGAGTAAACACATATAAAACATTACTCAACTAATAGAGTAAAAATAAAAGTACACCTCCTTGTCCAGAACAATAGGGATAGGATGATAGCAACAGCTGGGCCGATAGGATAGGGATAGGAAAGCCAGGGCGATAGGTAAAAAGATAGCGCCAACGATAGCGGATAGGATAGCAGATAGGATAGAGGAGAACAAACCCATAAAAAAGATACAAAAAAAAGAGTAAAAAAAAGAAGAAAAGATGAAGAGTGTTATTTCAACCCCTCCACCAACAAGCACCCGTCATTTTTCACTGTGATTGCGTACTCCTCTAATTTTAAGGCTTCCGCACTCATAAAAGCCTGATCATAACTTTTGAAGGTTAAGGGGTGGAAGTTGCCCCTGATGTCATTCACTCCAAGGGTTTGACATAAATCAGAGCCGAGGGGGTGAATAATGAATTCAGTCATACCTAATCACCAACCATTTGGATCCGTTCTTCTATATATTTAAAACCCATCCTTTTAAGGCTTCCATCATATAATAAAGCGTCTTCATCTCCTAAAAACATACGATAAACCGTTCCGCCCCGTATTTTCCAGTTTTTATTATTAAACATTATCATATTTTTAAGGTCTTCATATTTCATGATTAAAACCACCATCTTTTATTTATACTGTTATTTTCAACAATTAAACGGGTTCCAAGGAAACCCACTTCCAACACGTCCCCGGTTTCTAAACATTCAAATAAGAAAAATGTTAATAAATCATTTAACATTCTGGAAGCCCCCTGGGATCCATAAAAACCAAATCCACAAAAGCCAGATCCGGGTCATACTCATTAAAGGGCACAATTGGGCAGATATAAACCCAATCAATTTTAACACCCTTAAACATATACAACACCCTCCATATATAAATATCCAGTCAAATCCTTACCCCTTGCAGGGGGTTTGCGGATGAAACATTTTTCAAATCTTTCCTTCAAATTTTCACTTTCATTTTTTACATTTTTCATTTTTTGTTCACTCCAATATACATTTATGTCAGGGTGTCTCAATACCTTGACATTATAATATATGTGCACAGCCCCCTTATAAATGTTACTATTTTACAACAGGTTGGGTGCAAATTACAACAAAAAAAGAGTGAAAAAAAATATAATTATTTATTATTTTCAAAAAAATCAAGCAAAAAAGTAATTGCACGATCGTAAGTTGAACCATGCTGATTCAACCTAATCTTTGTACATTCACGGATTTTAACACTACTCATCTGCTCCTTTTCAGTCCTGTAAATCCGTAGAACATCCTCAATAAGTTTTATGGTTTCTGCTATGTCGGCAGCACCGTAAGTGTCAAGTTCTTCACTGCTAAACTCCTTTTCAAGCTCTTTTTCTAATCTTTCTTTCACATACTCAATCTGATCTAATGTTTTCTGTTTAGGGTGTTTGTTATTAATTATATCATATAAAACTACGGTTAAATCGTCTTTAGCATCATCTAATACATTATATGTCACAAATCATCACATTTATATATTATATAATTAAATTATAATATTGTGTTTCAAGCAGATACAACACTGTAAATTGAAATACAAAAAAACAAGGATAAATCTTTTTATTTATCCTTATTTAATTTCCAATTATTTTGTTTAATTCTGCTGTTTCATTGTCAGATAAGTGATCAGCAACTAAACTGCAAATATCACAATCCTCATTGAAAAAATCTTTGATGATCCCGTTGAATTCACGGTCCACTATATCCCCTGAGACCAGGGTGACATAAGGCCTATACTGAACTCCGTCATAAAATTCAGGTTCAGAAGTGTCTGCATCTACTTCAATATTGCCTTTGAGTTCATATGAGAATTTGTCCCCATTTTCTTCGACTTGGATTATAGTTATATCAAAATCTATTATTCCTGTTTTTATATTTCTGTCTTCTGTTCGTTCTTTGCTTATTTCTTCATCGAGATTCACATTTATTTTTTCAAATTCAAATTTTGCACCGTTTTTTTCAATCATTTTTTTCACCAACCTTGAGAAGTTTTACCTTCCCTGTATAGTAGTATGTTGATACTACTATATAAATGTTATTGTTTTTATTGATAAAAAAATATACTGAATATAATTTTACACTTGAAATTAGCATAGTAATGCTATAATGCTATAGTAATGCTATAATGCTACTATGCTACTCTAAAAATAAAAAAAATAAATGAAAATATAATACAATATACTCTAATAAGTATTACTACTATATAAAGGTTACGGTTTTGGATAACACTAAAAAAACAAAAAGTAATAACAAAACACGTTTTACACTTGAAATACACGTATAATATATACACACACAAAAAGTAATACACATAAACATTCCCAAGGAACACAAAACCATGACCACCACTAACACTAATGAAATTGAAAAAGTACAAGATGAAGGTGAAGTCAAACCCTGGGAACAACAAGCAAACGAACCTAAAAAACACTATCAATATTATCAAGAATATTTGCAACTATCACCTCCACGAAGTTTAGACACACTCATCAAAAAATTAAAAAAAAAAGATATAAGTTTGAAAAAGAAATCACTCTACACCATATCATCACAACAAAAATGGACATCTAGAACACACGCCTACGATGACTATATGACAGCACTCTTTTTTGAATCGGAAGCTGCTGCAATCACTGAAATGAAAACCAGACACTTGAAAGATGTTAGAGAAGCCCAGGACAAGCTTAAACTGTTTGAAGAAAAGATATATAATTCCTTGGATAAATTGGAATTAAGTAAATTGAGTTATTGTCTTGATGTATTAACAAGATGTAAGGACAAGATGATGAGGTATGAGCGTCTAAGTCTTGGTGAATCCACTGAGCATATTAAGCGTACTGATAACAGCTTTGAAGCATTGAAGGCAGCCATTGACTTGAGCGCTAAGCGACTTGAGGGTCAGGTGCAAAAGTCTAATCATAAAAAGGATTCTAAGAAACCTGATGATGTTATTGACGTTGAATTTTCTAAGAAATAATTCTTCCAGGCTTTTGTTGCTTCTTTTATTTTTGATTTATTTCTTTGCATTAACTACTAAATATATTGTAGTTGATGTAGATGTAACGTATCAAATACACTATGTTTGAATGATTATAATTTAATTAATTAATTTGTTTTATTATATACTTCTTTTTTATCACTTAAACAAAATGTATGATATTATTATATATTATATGATGAATACCAAACCCATATCACACCTATCTCTTTTATTCCTCTTTTTATTTCCTTCCCCTAATAACACACTTAAATATTGTTTTTATTTTTTATTCTCTATTTCCACACCCAATAAACTTAACCAACATTTCTAAAACCGTTTTTAAACAAACAAAACAATTATCCAAACAATAATTTTTCCTTTTCTACTTCGTTAAACAACAATATAACGAACAAAACACACTACAACAACAAAATTAACCACCCCTCACAAAAATAAAAAAGCTTCATTCCAAAACCAAAAGCGCAAAAAACCCCCACACTGCCTTGAATCATTTAGCTCTGAGTTTTGGGTGTTGTGGATGTCCCCATTTTTTTTTTATGGATGTGTTTGCCTGTTTAGCTCAGTTTGGCCAGAGCGTCGCCTTGTAAAGGATTTTTGTTCAGTGGTTCATAATTCGGTAACAGGCTTTTTCTTATTTATTTTTGTGTATAACTCTTTTTATATTTTTATTTATTTATTTATGTGTATGAGCTGATTTTTATATGGTTGCTTTTGATTATAAACCTTTCAGTCGTAAGCAGTTGGATTTTATTGCCAATAGTACGGCTGAGATTAACATTGCCACTGGCAGTATAAGGAGTGGTAAGACGATTGCGGCTAATGTGGCTTTTATGACTTTTGTCAAAAACAGTCCTTATGATCAGCATCTTATCACAGGGAGAACAAGGGATAGTATTTATCGGAATGTTTTACATCCATTGTTTAAGATGTTGGATGGTGAGGATGTTGTTTATAAAAAGATTGATGGTATTATTGAGTGGGATGATAAAGAAATTTATGTTATTGGTTTAAATGATGAACAAAGCGCAGATAAGGTTAGGGGTTTAACTGTTCACTCATGGTATGCTGATGAAATTCTCACAAGCCCTCGTAAAAGTGTTATACTCTGTGATGACCGTTGCAGTTTAAAGGGCAACCGACAATTTTGGACATGCAACCCGGGTTCGCCTTACCATTTTATTTACACTGATTTTATCACCAACACTGAACTTATAAATCTTGGTAAAATTAAGGTTTGGCATTTTGGCTTAGATGACAACCTAACTCTTACTGAGAGCTATAAGGAACGTATTAAAAGAACCCATACAGGTGTGGAATATGAGCGTGACATTCTTGGTAAATGGGTTGTCGCTGAGGGTAGTATATTTCCCCAGTTCCGTGAAGATGTTCACATCCTCCGCAAACCAGTGAATTATAAAAATTATGACAGTTTCCGGGTAGGATTAGATTATGGTACAGCATCTGAAACTGTTTATGTGCTTGTGGGTTTGAAATATGTTGAAACCAAGGGTGATAATGGACATGTTATTTATCACTGCCTCAAAGAATGGGTGCATAATGCTAAAGAAAAAAAGGCACAATTAACGGATAAGGAGTTTAGTAATAAAATGGAACTTTTTATGGATAATATTCCCCGTAATACTGTGATTAATGTTCCACATGATGCTCGAAGCTTAAATAAACAGTTTGAGCGTGATGGTTTTGAAACTACTATGATCAACCCTAATGTGAACACTGGTATTAATCGTATGGCTGACTTGTTCCGTGATAAACATTTAATGGTTCACGAGGAATGTCCTAATGTTGTACAAGCAATTCAAAATTATGTTTGGGATGAAAAAGCCTTACTTAAGGGTGTTGAAAAACCTAAGAAATATAAGGATCATCCTGTTGATGCTCTCCGGTATGCTGTGGATGAGGGTCAGAAAATTAAGCCTTTCGTGACAAGCGTAGGGTACTGGTAAAATTTTATTATTATATTTTTATTTATTTATTTATTTTTTTAATGTAATTGGGAACATGTGATAACTATGAACATGACAAACAGTATTAAACAAGCAGTGCGAGGATTGGTAAACAATGGTAAAAGAGTGTTTACACCCCGACCCAGTGGAGTGAGCCAAGAAGACCTTTTAGATGCATTAAGTAATTTTAGTAATATGAGCTTTGACAGCCTCGGAGATTTCATGAATTACTATAAAAGTGATTATTTCCGTGCCGCATATCTTGGCTTAGATTCTATGACTTGTTACCAAATAGCAATGACCAATCCTTATATTAGTGCTGCTATTGATGCTATTGCCATGCCCATCGCCGCCGCACCACTTGTAGCAGTTCCTAATGACCCATTACGCCCAGATAAGGGTGAAATTGAATATCTTAATAGTTTAATGCGTGAACCTAATCCTTACCAATCTAATTTTGATTTTGATTTACAATTAACTAAGGATGTTTTAACAACTGGAAGATGGCATGTAGAAATAGGTTATAATGAATCAGGATACCCCGCAGCATTATACCGTGTACCACCACACCACATCAAACCAGAAAAAACAAAAAGTGGAAGAATTGTTTTTGTTAATACCGTTAAAGATTATGTTTACAGTGAAACCAACCTACTAAATAGCTTCAATCCTAACCCTTTCAGCATGTTTAAAGGTTTATCACCAATTGTCAGCCTTTTTATGCGTGTTTTGCTTGATGAAAGCCTTATGGAACACAACCTATCCTTCTACAAGAACGATAGTTTAAAGGGTATAATCAGTTTGTCAGATAAATTATCTGCTAAAGCTGCTGAAACTGAAACACAACGGATGCAGGAACATATTAAGGAAATGAAGCGAAAAGGTGAAACCGGCCATCTTGTCATGTACGGTGCAAACTTCCAAAGCATAAGCGCCACTAACAGGGATATGCTCACCCCAGACATTGAAAAAAGCAATATCAACGCCGTTGCAGCAGTATACCACGTACCACCAGCAAAAATAATGCAAATAGACACAGGAAACATAGGTGCCGGTACAGGCGAATCTCAAGACGAAACAATGAATGAAACACTCCTACACTGGAGTATGATGAACCTCAGCCCATTTAATGGTAAACTCTTAAACCTTGCTGGTATTAAAAACACTCACCTTTCCTATAAAAACCTCACTAAAAAGGATGAAATGAGATTAGTAGATTTAAATGAGAAAAAAATTATGAGCGGACAAGTCACCATTAACGAGGTAAGAGTAGCTAATGGTAATGTTCCATATCCATTTGAATATGCTGACCAACCACTTGTTAAGGCCACATACATTCCTATAGAACTAATTGAAAAACAACGACAATTAAGTTATGGTACAACACCATTAGCCCCTAATAATGCAACACAAAATTTTGACCCACTACACCGTCTTGAATCAAAAATTGAAAGAATATTAGCCGAGGAATCATAGTTTTATGTTAAAGATACGAAGAGTTTATGATGCACTCCAAGATTTCCGTGCCGAGAATGATTACAGTAATCTCTCGGATGAAGAACACCGCAAACTTTATAATACATATAATTCTGTTAAAAAAAGGCAAATAAAGGAATATATTAACCAGTTCCATATTTTAAGACTGGAAATATATGAAAGAATAATTGAGTTAGTTGATGAATGGCAGTACAACCGTGAAAAAAGGTATATTCAAACACTGGATGATGATGAATTAGATGCAGATGACATTATATTTATTGGACTGCTTTTAACTGCAATTAACAGTTTAATGGAAAAACATGATTATGAATGGGCTATGAAAACAGCCTATGAGGACGCAGTAGACACATATTTCAAAAAATTGAATGATGAAATAGTACGGCGTGGAGGCAAACCATTACCTGAAACATTAAAACCAGTTTTTGACATTAGAAGGGAGCCCGTACACACATGGGTTGAAAAATACACCTTACCTGCACTGAAAACTGTGGGTGAAAAACATCGACCTGTTTTTGAGGCAATACTCCGAGAAGGATACCGTAAAGGGTGGAGTATTGATAAGATTGCTAAGTTAATGAAAAACAGTGTTCAGCCCGGTTCAAGTATGGATAAGGTTGGCTGGATTTATGAGCGTATTGCACGAACCGAGGTTGCTTATATCACTGAACAAGCTAAATTAGATACTTGGCGAAGTGGGGGAATATATAAAGTTATGCATGTAACAAGGCGTGATAGTCGTGTTTGCCATCTTTGCCGTCCACGTGATGGATTGGTATATAATATTGATGAAATTGGCCCGGATGAGGAAATTCCTGTCCATAGTCATTGTCGTTGTACTTTTATACCTATTTTTGAGGGTAATATGTTTTTACCAATAGTTATTCCACATTTTCCTTTTGAAACTGATTAATTAATTATTATACAAGTCTATCTTTTCATACCTTCAACCGAAGGTATAGTGAATTATACTGGTTCAAATCCAGTGATAGACACCACACAAAAACTATTTTTTTTGAAATATTAAGACAGAGGTACCTATTATGTCTAATTTTAGAAATGTTGACATTCCTTTTAAATTCACGGTACCAGTGCAACAGAATTATAAAGAGGATGGACGACAATACCTTTCAGGTTTAGCGTCCACCACAAACACATCTGCCACTGGTCATAGGATGTTAATGTCAGCAATACAACGAATGAAAGAGATGGCAGTAGGTCTCCCAGGATTTCTCAACCACAACCCCGACAAAGTGTATGGACAAATCGTATCAGTCGAGGAATCGTCTGATAATGAATTTAATCCAGTTTTTCAGTTGTTTAAATTAACTGGAAAACCCCTTGTAGATGAAGCACTTGAAAAAATACTTCACTGGTTAGATGAAGGGCTTAAACTTGGTATGAGTATTGGAGGACGTATAACAAAGGCTCGTTTCATTGAGGAAGATGATGATTATATCATTGAAATCAAGGATTTAGAGCTTTATGAGGTCAGTGTCACACCAATACCAGCGGTTACCGAGACACGTGGTAAAACCAAAATGGTAGATTCCTGTAATGATCCTATATCTTGCCAGATAGCTCAATTTATAAAGCACGATGTTAATTTTGATGATTTTATTGTAAAAAATGATGTTGAATTAGAAAATGTTAATCAAGAGGTAGATAAAATGCCAGAAAACAAAATAGTAGAATCCATTAAATTGGATGAAAAATATGTAACTAAAGACGATTTTAAACCATTAGAAGAAAGTTTAAGAGCTATACTTGATGAAAGAAAAGCCGAAAAAGAGGCTAAAGAAAAAGCTGAACTTAAACAAGCAAAAGAAGACGAAAGAAAAGAATTACTAACAGAAGTTGGTAAAGTAGCCGGTCAAATAGTTGAAGAAAAACTGGGAGAAGCACTAAAAGAGATGAGAACATCCCGTGAACACGTCAGAGAATCTGACAAAACCAAGATTGATGATGTTGTCAAAGAAGATGAAACCGTCCCAGAAAAAATATTAGGACAATCATTTACCGACCCTTTAAAAGCTCCAGCCCATATTGGAGGTATTGTGCAGAAAGCATACACTCCAGATGAGTTAATTAATAAATTAGGAGCTTAAACATACTTATTTTTATTAAAAGGTGATTTTTATGGTATCAGTACAAGATTTAAGAGAACTTGTTGAAGTAAAAAACATAGAACTATCTAGCAAAGCCCTTAAAAAAGAAGGAACAGAAGACATAGACGATTACATAAGAAGCATGGTTGCAGATGAATTTAAACAACAAATGGCATCATCCAACTACTTCCCCACCAGATTAGACCCAAATATATATGATATAGGAACACTTTACAACATGACTCCTATGTTAAGCTATCTTGAAAGCAAAGGACGAAGAGCAGCATATGACACCACAGAAGTAGAGTACATACAATTTACCAGCGGATTTTCTGGTGAATGGATTGGAGAAACTGATGATACAGAGGGGGCTGGAACCGCAACAACTGGAACCGCAACCGCATCAATGAAATATTTGGCATTACCTATAAGCATGTCTGACATGATTGGTAAGGGTGCCTCATCCAGTGCAAGAGCACAACTCTTCGCATTTGCACAGGAAGCATTGAGGGAAGAATATAACCAGACCATAGTATCTGGTTCATCTGACGGAACTGATGAATTTGATGGGTTAAACACCCTTATAACTGCCAACGGTACTCGTTCTAACAAAGCAACAGCAGCAATAACAGTTGCAGATTTGAACACTGGTGAAACTGTTATGAGAGAAACTAAGAAAACTCCCCCAACAGTTGTTTTAACTAGTAATTATGTTGTAGACCAGTTAAAACAAGATATGATGGCAACCCAAAGATATGTTAACACCACACAAACCACTGCCGGTGTAACTGTACCTGCCTATGCAAGTAACACGGGTGAAATTCCAATCATTGCAGACCCTAACATGACTACAACTGACAACCAGCGTGACCTTGCAATGTTCAATGAAAGACATGTATTTATTAAGGATTTTATGACACCGGCATATATTGCTGAAGGTAAATCCAAACCTTTCGCATCTAGCGGATGGCTTGGACAGGTCAGTATCATGTATGATGTGGCTCCAACATTATCCTACCAAATATATAATATAGACTAAAACTTTTTAAAAGGGAAAATTTTAACTCTTTTCCCTATTTTCCATTATTACATGATGATGGAGGTTTATTTTTTATGGTTAAAGTTGAATTTGAGGCAAAAGAAAGATGCCATTATATTGTTCTGCCAAACATTGCCGTGCAACTGGAAGAAGTTAAAGGCAAATTTAGAGGAGAGGCAGACATTTCAGAAGAAGAAATAAAAAAATATAGGGAAATTGGTAAAAAAGCCGGTTTCTCAATTAAAAAGAAAAGATAATAATTAGGGGTTGTTTAATTTGGCAACAAGTATAACAGATAAATTAAAATTTATTCTTAACAACGTCATCCCGGGATTTAAATTGGGTGACTTTTTA